CAGAGCTCAGAGGCTGTGTAGCCTCCAGTTGTTCCGAGGCGATATATGCGAGTTGTACGTTCCTTGGCATTGCTGAAAAGTCTTCCATACGAAGGTTATGGCGCTGCCACAATACATGTGCCCAGCGCCATTCAGCATTTCCAGGATCTTCGCTATCGCCGGACATCAGTTTTTTAACTCTTCAATTTCATCTCTTTCGTCATTATCATCATTTAAGCCCAATGCAGTCATCAGGCACTCGTTTGCATAGTCATAATCTTTTTTATCCGCAAAAATGACCTGCGGCATTTCCAGCCGATCAATAACACCATAGAATTCCATCAGTTTTTCATCATCCAGTTTTGGCTGAACAAATGCTTCGACCATGATGTGTGCGCCTGCGCTTTCTGCATCATAGTCCTTAAGAACAGCAACTGTGCCATTTGCACCTACTACCGGACGGCCATTATTTTTCTTATCGCGGAATACTGAGGTTGTACGATACATCTCTCGGATTTCCTTTAACTCTTTCTGGGAGAGCCTCTTGATGATAAATGGAATCGGTTTGCCCTTTTCATCTGTAAACTTGTCTATTCCCTCAAATTCCATAGTTCCGCGGTCTTTAAGTTCCGGTTTCATAAATGCCTTTAAATCCATTATTTTTCTCCTTTCCGCCTGCGTTCAGTAAAAAATACGGGAAGGCTGATAAACCCTCCCGTATGGTCATTTTGTAAGGTATTTTGAGCATTCTGCATGCTTAAACTATATCGTAAGCTCCGAATGTGATGCTTTCTTTAACTACATCACCGTCAGTATCGCAGTCGATCAGGGTTATATCTCCTGTAGGCACGCAACCGATAGCAGTGACTGTTTCCTTACCGGTAATATCGTAGAAATCGGAGTTCTTATCTTCCTGGATGCCCTGAATAGTAAGCTCTGGTGTTTTTCCTTCCTTGATGTACTCATTGATTTTCTGACGATAGAAGCGGTTTGTCTTCCACTGCTCTACCAACACCTCAATGTCATATCCCGTCCATCTCCTTGAAGTACTCTTCTTCCCCAAAGATTTTCCTGCCCAGACATCAGGTTTAAAGGTAACCCTGAATTTGCAGCTGTCAGCTACAAGTGTGCTGTCGATGTATACTTTTCCTTCCCTTGCAGAAAGTGGGCTTGTATTTACTCTTTTGTCAGCCATATCTTAATATCCTCCTTTCTTAGCGAGCTATAGTTGTAATATAGTACTTATCAGCACTGTCAACAGCCTGAAGCCCGGCAGTGATATAAGTGCTGTCACCGGTAGATCTCTGCTGATCAACATAGAAGTCAGCCTCGCCATCAACATTAGTGATAGCTCCATCTCTCTCATAAGCAGCAAGCATGGCTCTTCCGAGGCCTTCCATGACTGTCCAGCCATCAGAATCATTGTCATACATACCCGGGACAAAAGTTGTCAGGCAGTCATTGCACCATGAATCATACACACGAAGTGGACGATTCTTGTATGCATTTGACGGTTGATCATCGCCGAAAGTAACCAGAGAGTTGATATCATATTCCAGAATTACAGAACCGTCTTCTGATACCGAGAAGAACGATTTGCCCGCTTTGATTGCCGCTTCTGCTTCTGCATGAGACAGTTCTCCGTTAACTCCTGTTGCTCCGGTAACCTGTGCATGTGTCAGAGATGTAACATAATCAGCTCCAGCGGTAGCTCCTGCAATCCATGCCGTAGCCTGTGCTGCTGTGAGGCTTACCTCATCATATATGAGTCCATTAATCAGATTTATGATACCTATATAGTCTGCTGCAAAGTTAGGAGCAACAGCCTGGCACTTCCAGCCGATGGTTTCTCTGATATATCTAATCTTTGTCAGCAGTGCTGTCTGAAGTGCTGAGTCAGCTGACGGGAAAGCCATGCAGTTGAATCTTACGTTCTCGCATGCATCCAGGAACGCAGCTGCAGCAGTATTTCCTGTTATGGTATCAGTACCATTCTCAAGAGTTGCTGATGCAAATGCAGCCAGATTTCCGGTACCAGAGAAGTCAACCCACTCTGATCCAGCTGCAGCGAGTTCTGCGAAAGTGGTCAGTCCTTCAAATACTTCAGCCTCTACCCCATCCACAGTAATAGTAACATCGAAGCCACCATCTGTATTTGCCACGCTGACAATCCTGATCTTATTTCCAAGAGTGCCTTTGTACTTGGCAGTAGCGGTGAGTGAGGCGGAACCAACCGTGATCGCCTTTGATGCCTTTGCACCTCCATCAAGGATCCAGACATATACAGTTGCAGCATTCATCATCATAAGACGGATCATTCTCATGAAATCATTATCGTCATAGATGCTTCTGCCAAGCTCTGCCAGATGTGCATCAGGGCTTGCTGCGCTCAGCTGAATCCATTCACCTCTTTTGCCCCAGTCATAGCTAATTAATGGAATAACACCTATACCTCTTGCGGATGCTATCGGAGTTCTTGCCTGTCCATTTTTCAGATTGACATAAGTACCCGGGCGGACTTTAGCCGCAGAATTCAAAAAAGTTCCTCCAGACATATTTACTTACCTTCCTTTCCATACAAAAAAGCATCTAGGATAGCTTTTGCCTCATCGATGCTGAATTCTGTTTCTTTATGACCATACATTGCACCATCAAAGGTGCTAGTAGTTACTCCAAACAGTTTCAAGCTGTTTTCCCTGAGTTTTTCGATTAAAAATTTTGTTGCTTTTCCCTCCTGGGGCTTTTTAAGCTCAGGAGTTTCTGCAACATTCTCTTCGGTTTTCGCCTTAGCTCCCATTAATAACCTCCTGCGTAAAATATTCTTTTATATCGTTCCAAATCAGATAGATGTTATTAGCCTTCGAAGCTTTTTCCTTCTTTGGCGTGAAATAATCAAGTATCCTGTATTGCAGTGAAACAATACCCTGTTCTATTCTTCTTATGACAGGTTCCAGAACCTTAACGGATTTTCCGGTATCTGCACCATTCTCCGAATACAAAGGCAGTACCAGGCCATTAATCATGATCAGATCCCGCAGATGTGCAGAGCGGGCCTGCGCATCCCAGTCCTTCCTATCCATGATCTGGACTTCAAATGCTATTGTGTTCAGATATGATCCAAGGGTCACTTTGCTGCTTTCAATATATGGAACAGGAAAGTACACAGACGGTACATAGAAAGCCTCGGGGATATCCTCAAAATACGGTTTTACACCATTCACATCATTCTCCAGAATAAATCGGACAGCTGATGCAAGGCTTTGTTCTAAGGTTATATCCATTCTGCAAACCCTCCATTATCCACCAAAATACTTTTTCCAGAACTTATCAAAGAATTTTTTAATTTCACTGTCCATTTCATGCTGCATCTTCTGTTCTGCCTTATCGAAGAACTTTGATCCATCTACATGAGAGGCTTTTAATACCATTCCTGTCTTTGCTCCAGGTATATAAGTAAATCTGGATCCGCTCCAAACCCCCGGTATAAATCTCCCAGGTTGCTGGTTATGTCCATCATTTACATATCTTGCATATTCCAGAGCGCTTCCGACAGTTAATGTAATACTACCTTCATCAAGTTCCCAGACATTATTGGCACTACCCTTATGAAATGAAGAAAGCATAAGCCTTGTATCAACATTTTTGGCTGCTTTAATATTGCTTTGGACCATATTCAGGAATGTTTCACCTATCTCTTCCAATGCATCCGCCGCTTCGGGCTTGAGTGCCGCTTGGGCTTTATTGATCTTCTCGATCCAGTCCTGTAAACCCGATGTATCAAATCCCATCAGATCGCCCCCTTCATATCATCTTCCCTGTGCAGCATAACTGTCATGTGATGTTTCCCGCAGATAGTCCTCGGCACTGACGCCCGGAACTTAAGCCCCGATTCAATGCTTTCACTGGTTTTGCTCACCACAATATCGTTCTTTCTGATATCTGTACCATAAGGCAGGCTCAGCTTGATCATTCCATCCAGTTCGGTATATGGATCCTGCTGATCCAGTTGCATCGTTCCATTTTTTACATGAAAATGACATGATACATCAGTCTCATCAGGGGACTCCGGCCAGTCCATCACGGAAGACGAAGGAATACCATATCCTACATTCACAGCCGTTTCTGTAACATGGTATATGTCACACAGATCATTAAAATAATCTGATATCATTGCATCACCCCGCTTTACAGTGCTCTCATCCTGAATAATACTGAGCCAGTATTTTCTTCAATGTAATCCCGCAGCAGATCATCAAGGCCAAGGTCTGACTCGTCTATGACGGTTGCCTCCGTTGTATATGAGTAATCATCGAAGGTCTCCGACTTTAACGCTTTTGCTACGGAAGCGTCTGCCACTCTTTTTGCGTATGCCTCGGCCAGGAGAATGACCGCAGTCTTTACCGCAGTTGGAATCTCGGGATATTTTTCCTCACCATCATCGCCAATCTGGTCGAAGGTGTTGTTTGTGAGTGCTATAACTCTCTGTTCTGCCCGGAAGATGTCAACAGCCAGTTTCGCAGTTGACCTGCCATGTACCGATGCTATGTCGGAATAGGCGATCACTTCATCCGGGGTCACCCACGGTCTTGTTGCCACGGTCCTCACCTCCTTTATTCTGCTACCGTTACGAAGAACAGGTAGATGTCGGCTGTACCGGCGGTTGCAGCAGTACCAG